TTTCTCCAGCGCGAGGTGCGTTTGTGAATTGGTTAAAGGCTCAAGGGATTGGTAGCAAAGGTTATTACGGTGGATACGAAGTTTGGGTTCGTGAATTCGGACAGAGCGTAGACCGTAAATATGCTTTCGCTCAAGCCTTCGCTCAAGTTCTTGGAAAATACGGAATCGAAGCGAGCGCTGGCAGTCGCCTTGACTAAGTAATAAAACTGGAATTCATCCCGTCGGTCTCTTCTTAGATTGGCGGGATGAACCACATAACCACCTTTTTCCTTTCATGGTTATGTGTGGGGTATCATTTACGCGGGTACCCAATAGTTCGGTGGCGTAGTAGCGCCTGTTACGCGTCCGTCCTCTCTCTAGCGTAACTTTCATCGCTCCGCCACCGAGCGCCCATCCTTGACACTCATTCATCTTGATGATGTACCCTTAAACAAGGTTCGCAAAACACCTACTGCCAAAGTGAGGTCAGTCCAATACTGACAACAGAGAAGCGCTACATCCAGTAGCGAATAAATGTTCACTCCTAACAATGGAGGAATATGCGATTCTATGAAAAAGTTATTACTAAACCAGTTCCAGTCGCACTATTTATACTTGGATTTATACTTCTAAATCCATTTCACATTCCACCCGATTCACCAGCACAAGCGGTTGAAGTAATTATGAAACCGATATTGATTGAACGGACACCCGAGGCATCCCAAGAGTTCGCTAAGAAGCGTCTTGATGCTTATGGTTGGGATACACCCGCTCAATGGGAATGTTTGCTATCGCTTTGGACAAAAGAGTCAAACTGGCGTCCCGATGCCTACAATAAAACAGCCGTTTACCAAGATGGAGAAAAACTTCATGCTGGCGGAATTCCACAAATACTCGGACTTGACCCTGACTTATCAGTTGAGGAACAAATAACCCGAGGATTTGTTTACATTGAACACAGATATAAAAATCCTTGCTCGGCGTGGCGCTTTTGGAGTTCTAACTTTTGGTATTAACCTCCCTGAATGGGATTCGAAGAACAGAAAAAACCTTCAGCAATAGACAACGCGCTTGCCGAAATTGGGCGCGTCGCCTTTATTGAACCAGCAATTTGTACTGGTTGGGTTCTTGTATCCGAATGGATGGGCGAGGGCGTTAAGGATTACTGGACTTTAACTCTTGCCGATGACCAAAATCCTGATTGGCGTCACCTTGGATTAGTTCACCACGGACTAAAGTATTGGGAAGGTAATGATGATGTCGGATTCAGAGACAGTTCAAACGAACCAAAAGATTGAAGAAGAAAGATTACAATTACTTAATGATTTAATTAGAGAACGCTTTGGTGATTGGGCGACACGCAAAGACATTCCAATCCAAGATAATCAAGAAGCCTCAAGATAACATTTATACATGGGTTCATTTGCATCTAAGGCGCCGTGCCGTGAAGCCGACCCTTGGCTCTTTGACCAATTCAATTTAGATTTAGTACAACCAGCCCTTAACTATTGTTCCCGATGTATTTTTTGGGAAGAGTGTGAATCTCTAGTACAGCCTAAGCCTAGTTTTTATGATGGAGTAGTTGCTGGCAAAGTATGGCGCAATGGACGAATTTTGGCTAAGTTAGATGCCACTTCCCCTAATCGTTTAATTGTTGGAGAGGAACCTGATGAAGAAAGTTTTGACGCCTTGGAAATTCGAGGGAGCGAGTTGTTGGGGGATAGAGACGAATTAGTTCTTTCCGGATGATGACGGAGGAGTTAGCAACGAATATGCAATAGCAAAGAAAATTTGTAAGGGATGCTACTGGCAAGAGGAATGTCTTACCTATGCGTTACATTACAAAGTGCAAGGGATTTGGGGTGGAACAACACTAAATCAAAGAGACATAATGAGAAAACAACTAAACATAATCGCCAAACCAATAACCAATGAAAGGCATACAGCATGAGCGCACCAATAACAATCACAGGAAATATAGTTAATGACCCTGAGTTAAAATTTACTCCTAACGGTAAAGCCTTAGCAGTATTTACCGTAGTGACATCTAAGTCCAGTAAGAAACCTGATGGAACTTGGGACAATGTAGATACAACTTTTTGGGATGTAAAAGCATGGGGCAAGATTGCTGAGAACTGTGCAGATTCTTTAGGCAAGGGAATGTCAGTAATTGTTGTAGGCACCGCACTTCAAGAAAACTGGGATGACAAAGTAACAGGGGCTAAACGCTCAAAGATTGTGGTCACCGCTTGGAACCTAGGCATCGATATGAAGCGCCACACAGTTGCTCAAGTAAGTTCACCTAACCGTGCAGAGAAACCCAATACAAACTCACCTTCAGACCCTTGGAGTGCGCCTCTATCTGACATTGCGCCTTTCTAACCCTGATGTAGTATCATGGGGGTTGATAAACTCTCGAAAGGGGTTGTAAATGGCTTGGACTGATTTCTTCACAAAGGAATTAGCGGGTTCAAAAGTTGTTGTTGATTCGAATGGCAAACCATTTGTATCTCAAGAGATTGCTCTAAAAGAGTATGTTGAGATTGAATTAAACATCCAACAGGATGCTTTGCCTTACAACATCTACTTCCGACGCTTTGATGCAATAGGTGGCGAACTAGAAAATCGTCTCTTTGCTCAAGTTGGCGACAGGGATTTGGCTTTGAAATCTGCTTTAGGAATAACTAACAAAAGAATTAACTCTTTTGAGTTTGTCCTAGACGGCGAATAAAAAGGCTAAATCCGCTTAACGGTATAATCGACGGGTGTACGATAACCTTTCACCTAATCGTGAGGGTGTCGTGTCTGTTTTAGGGGCTTTCGCAATTCAAACTCACGAAGTATTTTCGGAGTTAATAAATGCGGGATTCAACGAGGAACAGGCAATAGCAATCGTCGTAGGATTAGCAACCAAAGAGTAGAGGGTTAAATGGCTGAGAATATAACGCCCGATTTACAAGAATTAGGTTCTACTGGTTTACGCCGTTCGGGTGGAACAGTCTTTGAAGAATTTTTAGTTAATCTCCGTGGACAACGCGGAGCAAGAATCTATCGAGAGATGGCGGATAACGACCCGACCATTGGCTCAATGTTGTATGCAATTGAAAAAGTCATTACTCGCCTTGAGTGGCGTATAGACCCTTTCTCAGATAATTCTCAAGACGGAGATATTACTAAGGAAGATAAAGAAGTAGCGGCGTTTGTTGAATCTTGTATACATGACATGAGCGAGTCTTGGGATTCTGCCCTATCTCAAATGCTTTCAATCCTTGTTTTTGGTTTTTCATATCATGAGATTGTTTACAAAATCCGTGAAGGTGACAATAAAAACCCACAGCGTAAATCTAAATTTAATGATGGTCGTATCGGTTGGCGCAAAATGCCTATTCGCGCCCAAGAAACTTTATTCCGTTGGGAAATGGATGACGATGGCGGTATTCAAGCCATGGTTCAAGTAGACCCATCAGCGGGTGGTATCCATACAATTCCAATTGAGAAGGCTTTGTTATTCCGTACCCATACACAAAAGAATAACCCTGAAGGTCGCTCCCTTCTTCGTAATGCTTATCGCTCATGGTATTTCAAGCGCCGTATTGAGGAAATTGAAGCAATCGGTATTGAGCGTGACTTGGCTGGTTTGCCAGTTGCTTATGTACCACCTGAATTTCTTTCATCAACAGCAACAGCCGAGCAAGCCTCAGTATTAGCATCAATTCAAAACATCGTTACATCTATCAAGCGTAACGAGCAAGAGGGAATTGTTATGCCCTCTATGTATGACGACCAAGGACACAAAGTATTTGATTTAGTTCTTTTATCTTCAGGCGGTTCCCGTCAGTTTGATACAGACAAAGTTATTCAGCGCTATGACCAAAGAATTGCAATGTCAATCCTTTCTGACTTTATTCTCCTTGGCTCTGACCGAGTTGGCTCTTACGCCCTTGGAACTTCCAAGATGGATTTGTGGTCAATGTCAGTTGATTCAATTGCTAAAAGTATTGCTGAAGTAATTAACCAACACGCTATTCCGCGTTTATTAAAACTAAATGGCATGGATATTTCTCGCGCTCCTTATCTAACATACGGTGAAGTAAGCCATGTTGATTTGAATGAGATTGCTGGATTCGTCGGTAACTTGGTACAAACAGGTGCAATAGTTCCTGACCCTAAGTTGGAAGAGTATCTACGCGACTTGGCTGGATTACCACCTGCCGAACACGATGGACAGAATTTTGGTATGCCTCCTATGCCTGAAAGTGCTGGAGTTCCTCCTATGCCTGAAGAATCCGATGGCGCTGGTGAAGAAGCATTACCTCCCGCTCCTACACAAACTGAGGCTCCGAAACTCCCTGAAGTTGGTTAGAGATGGCAATTCATTTTGCTAAGGCGCGTGAGAAGCGAGTTCCGCTAACACCCCAAGAACAAAAACTTGCTCGGACTTTGTATCAATCAATTCAGCGAGCCACGGATAAAATCTCAATGAAACAACTTGAGTCCTTGCTCCGCAATATGAACCCTGAAACTTTAGAGCGTTTATTATCGGGCATAACTATTGCTAATCAAAAAAGCATTAGAGATTCGCTTCTAAATTCAATTGACATTGGTGGCAAAGATGCCATCAAACAAATTCAAAAGATTGCTCCTAAATTATCCATGCCAGCCTTTACACCTTCTAAAGTTAAGATTGATAATCGGCAAGCAATGGCTAACCTTGAGTTCACAAAAATTCCTAG